TAGAAAGGAGGTGTCAAACAATTATGCCAATACTACAAAAAACATTAGAAGAGCCTTTGCTCACTCGTCAGCAAGTTGCAGTCGTGCGCGATATTGCTCGTGCAGCCCAGCTCGCAGGTGCCTTAAAGGAGTTGCAAATGACAATTCAGATTGTTAATCCGTTGATTAATGAAAGCGAACCTACTAAGGTTCAACCCATTACTCGATTGACTAACGTCCCAAACGTCATTGCGTACCTAAAGGACGAAGTAGAGAGGGTTTTGATGCAAATCAAAACGCCTAAACAACATCCTGACAACAGTGAGCCAGTTCCTACTAATGCTTCTGGTAAAGGAGCAAAGTAAGATACCATCTCCTATGATACACGCGACCTGAATAACCTGAAGAAAGGCTCGTCGCCAATCTGATATGATATTAATCCCAAAGTCTAGGTTTAACCCTAGAAGAAAGGACGAGTATGCAGAACTCAACTGTGAGTTCGATATCGGGATTGACGTTGAGACTTCTTGTTGTTGGTATCCCAAAACACTGTATTAATCCTTTCGCAAGGTTAATATGGCAATGGAAGACCTGCAGCGGTGAACAATGGACTATTGATCGAATCAAATCGATCAAGACATCCCTTATTCATCTACGTTCTGGTCTCAAGATTACTATTCCTTTGGCAAGGAATCGTAAGGGAGAGATTAAGGGCGTAGTTGGCTACCTAATGCGGTATGGGCTTATGAATGATGATAACTTTGTTAAGGTTATCAATGCATTTATGGCCTATACACATTGGACTTCTAGTTCTTTAACTAAAAGTCAGAGGAATAAATTCCTCAAGGCAGTCACTGCTCAACCCCGGGAGTTACCCGGGCACCTGAAAGCCTCCATTCAGAAGGCAACCAGGGCAGTCATTCAGAAGAGAACAATAGTACGTACGCCAACACCGTTAGTACTATACAGAGGAAGTTCCATGAAAATGGCACCTACAATGTATGGTTCTGTACGGCAGTCAGATCACCTCCTGTACGAGCTTATGCTCGTCCGGAACGATGAAACTGTTAAACATATAAAGGCCCTTTGGGAACCTATCTATCGATGGGTTTTTAAAGGTGTTGATATAGACCGTCTTATTGATGATCTACATCCCGATGTATGTGAAACAGGTCCATTAGTTGCCGGGGAGGTGCATTTCTTGCAGGAGCCCGGTTACAAGTTGAGAAGCATTGCTTCTCCCTATAGATTATTCCAGGTAGCTTCACAGCCACTTAAGGATGATTTAAAGGATCTTGTTACCAAACTCCCTTGGGATTGTACGCATGACCAAGGTCGTGCATTCGGACCCATTCAGGAACAAATCAAGAATAATAGAAAAGTACACAGTGTGGACTTATCTAGTGCTACGGATTTATTCCCTTATGAGATACAGGAGATCGTCTTAACGACGATATACGGCGCAGACTCACCATACTTACAACTATTTCGTGAAATTTCACGAGCTAATTGGAAGTCTGAGATCGGATCAATCAGATGGACAAAGGGCCAGCCTTTAGGCTTTAACCCTTCGTTTTTCTGTTTCACCCTAAGTCACGGTCTACTTCTATACACCTTAAATGGTGGGAAGTGGGACAATGACTTCTTCGTCGTAGGTGATGATGTTGTTATACTTAATGATACTTTGTATCAAAAGTATATTGACACCCTCGCTCTCCTCGAATGCCCCTATTCCCCGACTAAGTCAATTAGTTCCTGTAAACTTGCTGAGTTTGCAGGTAAGTTAATATTATCTGATCTTGTTGTACCACAGTTAAAGTGGAGACAAGTCTCAGATGATAACTTCATTGATCTAGCACGGATTATAGGTCCTCGGATACGGCTCATCTTGAGTCGTCAACAGAACCAAATTCTTGACATATTTGCACATGTCTCGGATTTAGTTCATCCATATGGCCTTAATTGGTCTTACAAGGGTTCAACCCTTGAAAAGATGATTAAGTCCGGCTTGGACTTGACGTTTCAAGACTCAGTTCTCTCGTCGCTAACGGGACTAAGTAATACAGTTCACAAACAGCTTTATGCTGATTATGGACCTATTACTGAAGACCTCTATGATCTCATCCGTGAGGATGAAATTGCCACAGAGATCCAAACCTTCGACGAGAAGGTTTTGGCTGTATATCGTAGGTTCGGATTTGCTCGTGTTTTGCACGAGTATTTCCTAGAAAACCTAAAGGATATACCCGAGGCTCATGTCAAGCTTCATGCTGAAGCTCGTATGCTGCCTCTCGAATCATTGCCTCCCGCAAGGGAGACTCTGATCCAACGGTTATCTAAGTTCCTCAGGATACCATAGATAGGAAGTAACAACGTT